TAACTCAACGGCATCTAGCGCGATCCGTGGTTTCTCCATCTCGCTTCTATACCTTGACGAGTTTGCATTCGTCCCGACAAATATCGCTGATGAATTCTTCACGTCCGTTTATCCTACCATTTCTTCTGGTAAAGATTCTAAGATTCTAATTTCTTCGACACCAAACGGCATGAACCACTTTTATAAGATGTGGACTGATGCGGTCGAAGGGCACAACGGTTTCACTTATATCTCTGCAAACTGGCGTGAAGTTCCAGGTCGTGACCAAGCATGGGCTGATGAGCAATTCCGTGTTCTTGGCGATCAGAAGTTTATGCAGGAAATGGAATGCGAATTCCTCGGATCGTCAGGCACGTTGATCAGCGCTCGAGCTTTGCGCGCGATGTCGTTCATCAAACCGACGATAACCACTGGGATAGAGAATTTGAATATCTATGAAGAAGCGAAGCCAGATAAGATTTACTTCATAACTGTTGATACATCTCGCGGTAAGGGTTTAGACTACTCAGCCTTCACCGTTATTGATACAACTCAACTGCCATATAAAGTCGTTGCGACATATAAAGATAATGAGATCAGCCCACTTGTCTATCCTGCGGTTCTAAAACAAGTCGGTATGTATTACAACAATGCATATCAGCTGATCGAAACGAACGATAACGGTCAACAGATCGCCGATATCCTATTCGAAGATTACGAATACGAACATATTCTCTCGACGGTCGAGCACGGTAAGTCTAAACTCAATAAAAAACTTTTGGTCAACTTTGGTTATGGTCAAAAGAGCGGTCGCGGTGTCAAAACAACGAAATCAGTCAAACGATTGGGTTGCACTCTATTGAAAAATCTAATCGAAAGAGAGCAGCTAATTATTCAAGACTATGAGATTATCTCAGAACTCTCCACTTTCGTCAGTAATGGGGTGTCGTTCGAGGCTGAAGAGGGTAGCCACGACGATTTGGTAATGTGTTTGGTTCTTTTTTCTTGGCTCACGAGTCAAAAATTCTTTACAGACATGACGAATATCGATATTCGAAGAAAACTCAACGAAGAACACCTGAAAATGATCGAAGAAGAATCCATCGGCGATTCTATTTTAGCAGGTCATATAGATGTAGATAATGGATCTTCTGTTGCATTTGTTGAAGATGGAGCTGTTTGGTCGAGTGTGGAACGGTAAAAACCCCAAAATACTAAATAATCAGTAGATTTCTTATCCTCCAAGACAGGAGCAAAAACATGGCTTTTCAAGTATCACCAGGTGTGAATGTATCTGAAATTGATGCAACTACAGTTGTTCCAGCAGTTTCAACAGCCACTGGCGCTATTGGTGGCGCATTCCAGTGGGGTCCAATCGACGTCCTCCGTCAAGTTTCTTCTGAAGATGAACTTGTAGAAGTATATGGCAAACCAGACGCCACTACTTTCCTACCATTCTTCACCGCTGCAAACTTCCTTTCTTACAGCAACAGCCTATTCGTATCACGTGCTGATGCTGCAACGCTCAACTCTGCAGTTGCATTGAATGTTGATCCAGTCTCTTGCGCTGCAAACGTCAAGATGAAGAGTGAAGATCACTACTTCTCAACGTATCATAGCGCATCAAACACAGATATCGTTCTTGCTGCTCGCTATCCTGGTTCACGCGGTAACTCATTGAAGGTCGCCTTCATTGCAAACGCAAACGCTTCTGTGTTCGGTTCTGCTGCATACCGTGAGTTTTTCGATTCTCCTCCTGGAACTTCTACATGGGTTGCTGCTAATCACAACAGCCTAGCAAACGACGAAATGCACATTGCTGTCATCGACGAAGATGGATTGTTCTCAGGAACACCAAACACCGTCATCGAACGCTTTGCTTATGTCTCAAAGGCAACAAACGCCAAAGACGAATCTGGCAATAGCATTTATTGGAAGGATGTTCTCTATCGCAGCTCACGTTATGTTTATGGCTTCGGTCAAAATAACGACACATGGGGCGTTGCTGCTAACTCAACTCATGCATTCGAAGGTGAGAATCTAACGATTTCTTTCGCTCGCGGTACAGATGGTACAGTGACGACTGGAAATGTTATGAACGCTTACAATCAGTTTGCTTCAACAGAAAACGTAGACATCTCTCTAGTAATGACAGGTGGTTATGGTGAATCAGTTGCTGAGAAGGTAATTGATATTGTTAGCGCACGTCGCGACGCAGTAGGATTTATCTCACCAAGTTATGCAAACGTAACTGCTACTGATCCAGTAGCCGCAGTAGTCAACTACCGCGAGGCTCTACCATCAACATCATACGCTGTGATGGACAGCAACTGGAAGTATATGTACGACAAGTACAACGACACTTACCGTTGGGTTCCATGTAACGGTGACGTTGCTGGTCTCTGCGCTCGTACAGACCAAGAACGCGATCCATGGTTCTCACCAGCTGGATTCAATCGCGGTCAGTTGAAGAATGTCATCAAGTTGGCGTATAACCCAAGCCAAGCAAATCGTGACGAACTATACAAGAAGGGTGTAAACCCAATCGTATCGTTCCCAGGCGAAGGCGTGGTTCTATATGGTGACAAGACGTTGCTTGCTAAACCAAGCGCATTTGATCGCATCAATGTACGTCGCCTCTTTATTGTTCTAGAAAAGGCAATCGCAAGAGCAGCCAAGGCAAGCCTCTTCGAACTCAACGACGAGTTCACAAGAGCAACCTTCGTAAATCTTGTTGAGCCATTCCTACGCACAGTACAGGGTCGTCGCGGTATCTATGACTTCCGTGTTATTTGTGACGAAACAAATAATACTCCAGAAGTTATCGATCGCAACGAGTTTATTGGTGACATCTATATCAAGCCAGCACGTAGCATCAACTTTATCCAGTTGAACTTTGTCGCTGTCCGTACTGGTGTTGCCTTCGACGAAATCGTTGGTCGTTTCTAATAAATAGACTAGGATAAAGTCAGGAGAAAACAATGGCTTTTAATGTAAATTCATTCCGTACCCAACTTACTGGTGATGGCGCACGTCCTAATCTGTTTGAAGTACGACTCACGTTCCCTAATTATGCATCACTTGGTGCTGCTGCGTCGGTCAAATCTTCTTTCATGGTAAAGACTGCTGCTCTCCCTGGTTCAACAGTTGGTATGGTCACAGTACCTTACTTCGGTCGCGAAGTGAAGGTTGCTGGCAATCGTACTTTTGCTGATTGGTCAGTAACAGTTATCAATGATGAAGACTTCTTGATTCGCAACGCAATGGAATCATGGGTTCGTGGAATCAACGATAACGTGACAAACCTACGTTCAACAAGAGCAAGAACGTCACAATCATATGGCGTTGATGCTGAAGTTGTTCAATATTCAAAAGACGGTAGACAATTGAAGAGATATAAGTTTGTTGGTATGTTCCCAACAGACATCGCTCAGATTGATCTAGACTGGGGTTCAAACGATACGATCGAAGAGTACACAGTAAACTTCGCATATCAGTATTGGGAATCAGTTGATCGTGGCGGTCTTTCAAGTTTGAGATCACCAATTGAATCTCTTCTTGGCGCTTAATGCTAATTGAAGTGGGGGAGGTTATCCTCCCCCCATTTATTATGAGGTAATGCATGGCAATCAATCTATTCGGATTCGAAATAACACGAAAGAAAGGCGAAGAAGGTCCGCAACAACTTCAGCCTCAAATCACTGCACCTGTTTCAGACGACGGTGCTCTTGCTATCAATGCTGGTGGATACTTTGGAACGTATCTAGATCTTGAAGCCAGTTTCAAAAATGAAAATGATCTCGTCACTCGCTATCGTGAAATGGCAATGCAGCCAGAACTCGAAGCAGCTATTGACGAAATTGTCAACGAAGCAATCGTACACGATGTAACTGGTAAAAGCGTTTCAATTATGCTCGATGACCTTGAGCAGCCAGATAAAATCAAAGACATGATTCGCGAAGAATTCGATAATGTTCTTCGCATGCTCGATTTTTCTAATCGCGGCGCTGATGTTTTCCGTAACTGGTACATTGATGGTCGCGTTTTCTATCAGGTTCTAATCGACGAAAAACAACCAAAACTTGGCATTCAAGAATTGGTTTACATTGATCCTCGTAAGATCAAAAAGGTTCGTACGATTATCAAGAACAGAGACCCAAGAACTAAAGTTGATGTGATCGCAGGTATTGAAGAATTCTACGTCTTCAATGAACGCGCATCAGTACAGGGTCAACAGATCGTAACATCAGTCAGTTCTCCAAACTCTGTTCGTATTGCGCCAGACGCAATCATCAATATCAACTCAGGAATTCTTGACGCAAGACGTCAAATGGTTTTGTCTTACCTTCACAAGGCAATCAAGCCACTCAACCAGCTCCGAATGGTTGAGGACGCTGTTGTAATCTATCGTTTATCACGTGCTCCAGAACGTCGTGTGTTCTATATTGATGTTGGTAATATGCCAAAGATCAAAGCAGAACAATATCTTCGTGATATCATGACAAAGTTCCGCAACAAGGTTGTATACGATAGTTCAACTGGTGAAGTCAAAGACGATCGTAAGTTTATGTCAATGATGGAAGACTTCTGGATCCCACGTCGTGGTGAAGGTAAGTCAACAGAAATTACAACTCTACCAGCAGGACAAAATCTAGGTGAGTTGGCTGACGTTCAGTATTTCGAAAAGAAGCTCTACCGATCACTAAATGTTCCTGTTTCTCGCTTAGAACAAAACCAAGGGTTTAGTTTAGGTCGTTCAACAGAAATTACACGCGATGAAATTAAGTTCAGTAAGTTTATTAATAAACTTCGTACCAAATTTAGTTTATTGTTCGATGAGTTGATGGAAAGACAGTTGGCTCTAAAAGGCATCTGCTCCGTCGACGAATGGCAAAAATTAAAAGAAAAGATTCACTATGATTTCCTTAAAGACAACAACTTTATGGAACTCAAAGAAGCAGAGTTAATGGCAACACGTTTACAACTTATGTCACAAATCGACCCATACGTTGGAGTATACTTCTCGAAGGGTTGGGTGCGTAAACATGTTCTACAATTTGATGAAGAAGGCATTGAAAGAATGGCGAAGGAGATGGCTGAAGAAGAGGCTGCTCAACCACAAGAGCCTATGTCTCTCTCAACACCACCCCCTTCAAATCTTGCTGAACCAGCTGCGAATAATGTCGCAGCACAACCAACAGTATCACCTTCAGCAAATGATCTAAACCAATCGTTTAATGCTCAAATTACTAAATAATAATTGGAGATTTTTATGAACACTATCGATTTAGTTAATGCTGCACTAGTTGGAGATTCAGGAGCATTTAAGAATGCTTTTGACGCTGCGATTTCAGCGCGTGTAAATGATGCACTTGAAGTAAAGAAAGTTGAGATTGCGTCTTCACTACTCACACCAGAAGTACAAACAAATGAAATTGAAGGACTTGAGACAGAAATTGACGGAAGCGCCGAATCAGAAGTCGATGCAGGCGTCACCTCAAACGCAGAGTAATACTTCAGACGCTGAATTGCGTCAAAAGTTAAACGCTGCAAAAACAACATTGGGAATTAAAGGTCTCAATGTGAGTGCTGCTGCATCGGGTCATGCAAAAGTAACAAAAGCAATTGCTGCAAATCCTAAAGCACAATTTAGTCAGGTGATTAATAAACTATCGCCAACTGAAAGAACAAATTATATTGCGGCAACATCACAAGTTCCATCAGATGCTCTCTCATCAGATGTTCCAATGAATCGTTTTCGTCGTCAGTTACAAGTTTTGAAACCAGCTGCAACGGCTAAAAAGTCATTAATGAATTCATACGAAATTATCGACAAAGAACAAATTTGTGAAGCAACATTGCGCGATGAAGTAAATCCACCACCAATGCTTGTATTAAAAAGAACAGGCATTCGTATTTTCCCAGATGGTCGTCGCGTTGCAATGTATGTTAATTCTAGAATGGGATTAACATTTACAATTCCATACAGCCCAACTGGCACATCAACTGATGCAACAGTTCCTGGCGTAAAAACCGAAGAAGTTGAGCATGTTATGGAAAACCTTGATCAAGTATCAAAATATGCTCAAGAAGAATCACCAAAACAAACATCACGTCATATGAAGTTTGCTGATGGGTCAAAACTTAAAGTAAGTCACGGTGCAGCAAAAGCCATTCACATGGTTCATGGTGCATTGAATGACGATAATAAAAAGAAATTTGCTGATATGCTCACACACCCAAAAGGCTTTGAGAAAGCAGCACATTTCGCTTTAAGTAAAGTTCAATTTACAATTGGTGACAAATGAGTATCATTTCAGAAATTGTAAGAGAAATTATTGCTGAAGCCAATATTCAAAAAATTGGTCGTAAAAAACTAATTCGCGCTCGTGTTCGTGGTGGCAAGGTTCAGCGTCGCAAAGTCTTTTCTGCTGTAAAAGGTTTTACGATTCGTGGTGGTAAACTAGTTCGTATGAAGCCACAAGAGCGTTTACGCAGAAAGATGGCTGCGCGCAGAGCAAAAGTAAAGCGCAAAGCAAAGATGGCTCGAGCACTTATAAAAAGAAAAAGATCTCTCATGAAGAGAAAAGCATTGGGGATACGTTAATGAAATTAATTACCGAAAACATTAATGATGTTAGAGTTATCACCGAGGAACAAAACGGTGTTAAAACACTTTACATCACAGGACCATTTCTTGTAGCAGAAATGAAGAATCGTAATGGTCGTATGTATAAGACCGATACGCTTGCTAAAGAAGTTGGTCGTTATAACGAAGAGTACGTTACTAAGAATCGCGCATTTGGTGAATTGGGTCATCCAGATTCACCATCAATTAATCTAGACCGAGTCTCTCACTTGATCACCTCTTTAAAGCAGGAAGGTAATCAGTGGATCGGTAAGGCAAAAATTCTTGAAACACCAATGGGTAAGATCGCCAAGTCCTTAATGGAAGGCGGTGCAACTCTCGGTGTCTCGTCACGTGGCATGGGTTCACTCAAAGAAGTAAACGGTGTCAACGTGGTTCAAGATGACTATTATCTAGCCACAGCGGCTGATATTGTAGCGGATCCCTCCGCACCAGGTGCTTTTGTCCAAGGTATTATGGAAGGTAAAGAGTGGGTCTGGGATAACGGTAAGGTCAAGGAAATTGACATCAATGAATACTATACTCAAATCAAAACCGCAAAACAAAAGCAAATCGACGAGATCTCCTTGAAAATTTTCGAGAACTTCTTGTCAAAACTGTAAAATTTATAAATAATATTACTTCTTCAGGAGTCAAACAATGAGTAAGACATTATCAGAATCCGCTGCAGAAATCCTAAAGGCATCAATGTCAGCCGCAAAGGAACCAGCACAAAAACTACCAGGCGAGATGGATGATCTCGGTGGTGCAACAGTAACAGATCCAGCTGGTGGTGCAGTTGGTAAGAAGGTTGCAGCTGCTGCGGCAGAAGCACCAAAGCCAGCCGCCAAGGGTGATGCAAAAGGCGTCAAAGTCCAGGCTATGGAAGAAACAGAAACTTCTGAGACTGCTGAAGTTGTA